TGTCGTTGTGGGATTGGTCGGTGGTGGATGCGTGGCGGAGTGCGCGGGGGTTGGGGCGATGAGGGTGGTGGTGATGGCTAAGAGAGTCACAGAGTACGAGGTCGAGGTCGAGGCGGAGTTCATTCTAGAGACCGAGGAGTTAGAGACCGAGTGGGGTATCCCATGGTGGACGCTGGTCTCGGCAGGATTCGTCGGCGGGCTGGTCGTCCTCCTTGCCTTCTTTATTGTCGGGACGGTGGTCAACCTATGAGCGTCCTACACCGGCTGAGCCCTGACCACTACGCCAAGCAGGCCCTAGCCGCGCACTACCTGAAACGTGCCGCCGAGTTCGCTCAGAACGCTGACGACTCAGACGCCGAACACTGGATCAACATGTGGCAGTTGGCCTCACTCCGGCAGTTGTCCGGTGCGCGAGAAGCGCTGATCGAATGCGGGTGCCCGCCGCCGCAGTGGACAGCCGAGGTCAGGAAGTTGCGGGCCGACCTGGTGCCGATCATGGTGCTGGAAGCCAACCCGTGGTGATCCTAATCCTAGCGGGTATCGTCTACGCCATATGGGCCGACTCCCTGACCGTGGCAGTCCTCACCGCGTCACTGGTGGTCTACCGGGCTTACCGTCCGTCGACGTTCTGGCAGAGACTGCGCGAGGTCCGATACTTGAAACAGGCGGCCACCGATGACGGCGACTGACTACTGGGAGGCCCGGTACGCCACAGGCGGCAGCTCTGGGGCAGGGTCGAGAGGAACCAACGCTCAAGCGAAGGCCGCTGCGATAAACGCATTCACCGCTCGAAACAGAATCCTTTCGATCGTGGACTGGGGTTGCGGCGACGGCTACCTGACAGAACTACTCAACCTGAACAACATCCACTATTGCGGGGTAGACGTTTCGAGGACGGCTGTCGGGGTCGGCCTACTCCGCTTCCCCGCTCACCAGTACGTCAGATGGGAGCCGACCAGTCGGGCCGGCGTCTACGCCTTCGGGGAAATGGGCCTGTCTGTCGATGTGATATTTCACCTGACCGACGACGATGTCTACGAACGGTACATGATGCGGCTGTTTGAAGCGTCTCGGTTTGTTGTGGTGTTCTCACCGTCTAAACGGCCTCACCCCAAACAGGCCGCGCATATGCGCTACCACGAGTGGACTAAGGACGTGCCCGGCGCCTGGGAGTTGATGTCTGAGCCGGAGGACGGCGCCGGGCCGTGGGTGTACGGCAGATGATTCCGTGGCGTAACCGGCTCGACCTCTACCCCAAGCAGCGCGAGGCGATAAGCGACCCCGAGGAGCACGCCATCGTCCTGGCAAGCCCGAAGGCCGGGAAGACCATCGCCTGCCTGCAATGGTTGATCGAGGAGACCGAACGGATAGGCAGACCTCACCGCCGGTTCCTCTGGGTGGCCCCGACATTCGGACAGTCCACGATTGCGTTCCGCCGGGCGTACCAGGAAGTGCTCGACCTCGAACAGATCAGCATTCACAAAACGGACCACACGATCACCATGCCCAACGAGACGGTGATCTTTTTCGGGTCGGCGGACAAGCCGGACAACATCTACGGCGAGGATTATCACTCGGTCGTTGTGGACGAGGCGACCAGGGCCAGCCTGGAAGCGTGGATTGCGATCACGTCGACGACTCAGCACACCGCCGCCAGGTTCCGTCTGATCGGCAACAACACCCGCCGCGCCAATTGGGCCAAGAAACTGGCTAAGCGCGCCGAGAAAGGGGAGTTGCCCGGCTGGACGTATACCCAACTACACCGGGAAGACGCGATCGACGCTGGCGTAGTGTCCGCCGAACAAGACGCCATGACACAACTCCTGATCCCCGACGACGACTACAACATTCTCTATCGGGGTCTCGACTCCGACGACGGGACGATCCGCATCGACACTTTCCAACTCAAAGAGGAGCCGCTGCCCGATGTGGCGATGAAGGTCCGCGCTTGGGACTTCTCAGCGTCGGAGTCCGGCGACTGGACGGTGGGCGCGTTGATTCACGCCAACTCTGATGGGTTCTGGATCGCGGACATCAAACGGGAGCGGCTGGCCCCGGAGGACGTGGTCGACTTCATACGCCAGACCGCAACCGTCGATGGTTCCGACGTAGAGCAGGTGGCAGAGGAGGAGAAGGGCGCCAGTGGAATCCTGTTTGTCGAAACCCTGCGCCGCGAGTTGGACGCAATCCCCCTGGCCGGCCCGGTCTACGCGGCGCCGGTCGAGCAGAACAAGGTCGTGAGGGCCTGGCCGTTCGCAACCGCGGTCAAGCGCGGCCGTTACCGTCTCGGCCCTGGTGTGTCGTCGTCAGAGTTGTTGGAGGAGTTGGACGAGTGGCCGCATTCAACATTTGATGACCAGGTGGACGCTATCGCACACGCCCACAACCATGTTGCGCCGATGATGGCGGGCCTGGTCGGGTCCGGTTGGGTGCCGAAGTGAGCGTCGACTTCCTCATCGGTGACGTGTTCGACCGCCTCGCAGAGATCGAGGACGGCTCTGTGGACCTTGTCATAACCTCCCCGCCGTTTCTGGCGCTTCGCAGTTATTTGCCTAGCGATCACAAGGACAAGGACAAGGAGATCGGGAGCGAAGCCACCCCGGCGGCGTTCCTCGACACGCTGCTAGCGGTCACCGCCGAGTTGCGGCGGGTGTCGGCCCCGCATGGGAGTATCGCCATCGAATTGGGGGACACCTACGCCGGGAGTGGCGGAGGCGGAGGCGACTACCTGGGGAACGGATGGCGTGAAGGCCAACAGCAGTTCGCCGGTTCCCAGGCTTCGATGCGTGAGTCCAACGCTGCCCATTGGCGTCAGAAGAACCAGGACAAGGAATCGTGGCCCCTCGCCAAATCGAAAACCCTGATCCCCGAACTGTTCCGCATCGCTCTCGCCTACGGGTTCAACCCGCTCACCGGGGCGGAGTCCCCTGCCGGGAAGTGGCGGGTGCGCAACGTGGTCACCTGGTGCCGGCCTAACCCTCCGGTGGGGGCGTTGGGGGACAAGTGGCGTCCGGCAACCTCGGATGTGGTGGTGGCCTGTGTCTCCGGTAAAAGGTATTGGGATGACCTGGCGACGAGGAAGCCGAACGCACGCGGCGACGAGCCCGGACTGACGGGCGACAAGAACTGGCAATCGGGCATCCGTGGCATCTCAAACTCACCCCAGAATGCTTCCGGCGCTCCCCTCCTCGACTACTGGGAGATACCCCCCACCGGATTTACTGGGGCCCATTACGCAGTTTATCCACCGGCTCTCGTGGTCCCGTTGGTTAAGGCGATGTGCCCGGAGAAGGTGTGCCGGACCTGTGGGGAACCGAGCCGGCGGATTGTGGAAACAGAGTACGAGGCCCACTCCCCCGACACCATCGACCGGCAACACTCGATGCCTCGGGGATTAGCAGCCAAAGGCAGCACGGTTCTCGGCGTAGACGAGTCGTTCAAGTACGGACGGGCATCACGCATAGACAAGACCCTCGGCTTCACCGACTGCGGCCACGACAACTACCGCCCAGGACTCGTTCTCGATCCATTTGCCGGGTCAGGAACAACTCTGGCAGTGGCACAGGGCCACGGCCACGACGCCATCGGAATCGACTTAGACGAACGCAACGCCGAACTGGCAACGGACCGGGTAGGGCCGATGTTCCTCGAGGTGACGGCATGAGCGACTTAGAAATGGAGCAAGCAAAGGCACGGCTCTCGGTCATCGGTGACACGTTCCTGAGCGTCTACTCGAAGGCCTCCCTGATGGCTGCTATTGGTCGGGTCGAATCGGAGGCGGAGCTGTTCGACTTGCTAGAGGCTAATGGGGTTGCGGTCACGGAGGCAGACGAATGACCTGTTCCTCCTGCGGCTCCGCCGAATACCGGAGGGTGACGGCATGAGGCACCTCGACCACTGGGCGCAGCGTCTGCTCGCCGAACCTGTCGGCAACGAGCCGACCGTCATGGGGGTTCACTCCGTCGAGGCCGGGCTCTATGGTGCGCTAGGTGTCCACAAACCCGTCGAGCTCGGCGCGTTCGCCGTCCTGACGCCGTGGATCGTGGTGCCGACCATCACTGAGGCCACCCTGTTTGTAACCGACTTCGAGGACCGGGTGGTGGACATCTGCACCCTATCCGAAACCGTCGACGGTGTCTTCCACGGTTGGAGCCGGGCCGACTGGGGCGTAGAGGACGACGGCACGGTCACCGCGGGCATCCCGATACCCGGCCTGTCGCCGAGCGATGCCATCACTTATGCCGTGGTCTCGGCGCTGGCTGCACGCAAGGACGGGGAGTTCTGGTCGGATAACATCAACTTCGACACCGCCGCGGCTATCTCAAAGAATCTGATGGATTTCTACTTGCGCTGACCGCGTATCTGGTGTAATGTGTGCATATACACCTAATGGAAGGGACGCCATGCAGATCAGAATCACCAGAACCACCGAAGTAGCCACCGAGCCCGACAGCAACGGCCGCGACCGCTTCGTCCGCTTCAACGAAGGCGAGGTCATCGAAGCCCGCCAGATCACCAAGGCCGGTAACGCCATAGTGGACCTCGGCGAGGACTACGGTTGGACTGCCGTTGTGGCCGGGTCGTGGGAGATGTACCAGAGACCAGAGCATTACACGACGCTGATGGTCACCAACGGGGAGAACCATGTCGAATGCTCCTGCGGTTGGAGCCAACCAGAGAACGTTGACCACCCCGAGCCGATAGCGGCCCTACGGAAGTCCGGCATGACTCATGTCCGGTACGCCGAGGCCGTGCGATGAAGGTTCGCGCCAAGACGGGCCTTTACTACGAGACGGTCGGAATCCAGCTGAACAAACAGGAACGCGCCACACTTGAACGAGCGGCCCAGATAGCAGACGACGCCCGCGAGTTGGCCCGCAGGGTGGCGGGGTCCGACTTCGAGGACGACGACACCGACCTGTGGTTGGCGGAAGTAGAGCACAACGCAAGAGCCTTCGCCGTCGACGGGTTCATAATCCTGGCCGAAAACCCGGCGTTGCTATGACCCACCACTGCGACCTGTGCGATAGATGTACCTGCGAAACAACGGGGGTCTGTGAAGTGTGCCGAGACCATGACTGGAGCGAACACAAATGAGCGACCGAGTTGCATGGCTAGCTGAACGGCGAACCGGGATCGGCGCCTCAGACACAGCCGCGATCATGGGTGTGTCTCCGTGGTCCACCCCATATCAGGTCTGGCTGTCGAAGCTGGTTGATCTGGCCGAGGACACCGACGACGAGGCGATGTGGTGGGGCAGCACACTCGAAGCGGTAATACTCGACCGTTGGGCTGACCAGAACGACGTGACCTACAAGGTACGCGACACCCTGCTCCGGTCCGATGTGTTCCCGTGGTTGATCGCCACCCCCGACGCGGTGACCACGGACGGTTACCCTGTCGACGCCAAGAATTCGAGTGATTGGCGGTGGGACGAGATTCCACTGCACTATCGGATTCAGGTCCAGCACCAGATGCTCGTCTGCCAGGAGGCCGATAAGGGATACCTGGCCGTGCTTCATGGTGGCCGGCACTTGGAGACCTACCAGATCGACCACGACGACGCGCTCGCCCTGGACATTATCAACGCCACTAAAGAGTTCTGGGCACTGGTCGAGTCAGAGACTCCGCCGCCGGTCGAAGCTGAGGACAATGCGATGTTGGCAACACTCTGGCCGCAGCACACAGAGAAGGCCGTCGAAATTCCAGAGGACTTGGCCGACCAACTCACCGAGGCCAGGGCCGCGCACAAGGCGACCGGCGAGACCCGGAGCCTGGCGGAGGCCAAGGTCAAAGAGATCATGCAGGACGCAGACACTGCGGTCGTTGACCAGACGGTCGTTGCGACATGGAAAACCAACAAGGCCGGATCAAGAGTGTTCCGGGTTAGGGAGACAGAATGACCACAGCAGAATTACAGCGCAGGGAAGACCCGCCGATCGTCAAACTGCTCGACCAGTATCAGGTCGATCTGACACAGGCACTCCCTGAGGGGATGACACCGGGGCGGTTCCAGTCGATCGTTATCAACCAGGTTCGCACCACCCCGAAATTGTTGGAGTGCGTCCCTATGACCGTTATCGCATCGGTACTGATGTCGGCACAGATGGGACTCGAGCCAGGCGCCCCGCTCGGCCTGTCGTGGGTGATACCCCGCCGCAACCGTGGCCGGATGGAGGCCAGTTTTCAGGTGGGTTATCAGGGTCTGCGCCAACTCGCCTACCGCTCCGGAGTGGTGTCCGACATCGAGGCGCGGATCGTTTACGAGGGCGACACCTACGATTTCACGCACGGGATGGGCGGCACCAACTGGCGGCACACCCCCGGACGTGAGGCAACGACCGAGTGGACCGACGTCTACTGCGTGGCCCGGATCATGGGCGGCACGGAGCGGTTCGAGTCGATGAGCCGGGACCAGATACTCGCCCACCGCGACCGCTATGTCTCGAAGTGGGATCAGCCGGGCTCGGCGTGGAAAGAGAATGAACCGGAGATGGCACGCAAGACGGTTACCGCCAAGTTGTGCCGCCAGTTGCCGATGTCGGTCGAGTTCCGCCACGCCCTCGCCGTGGACGGTGCCACCCCTTACGCACTGGTTCCTGACCTTGCCGGTCTGGTAGCTCTGGAGCGTGGCGACGACGAGGAGGGCGACGATGCCAGCGGCGAGTCATAGCGGCTGCGCATACTCGGAGGTTTCGGACTGCCGTAAGCAGCGGTGTGTCCCTGCCGAGAAGTGCCCCGGCGGTCATGTCGTCTACCGCGAACAGAACGGGTCAGGAGCGGGCCACCACCATGTTTAGCAAATCTCTCCGTTACGGGTTTACTCCCATTGACCCCTCCTGCGGAGAGCGGTCGGACGGCTCCGGGGAAACGGCGTCCCGCCTGCCCCCATCCCCGGAGCACCGGCCAACAGACAAGAAAACCAATCCGGGGAACCGGGGAGAGATAGGAACAATGAGAAAACTAGGAGCCGCTTTCATTGCGGTAGTCGTAGCGTTGGCGCTGGCGTTGCCAGTGTTGGCGGATCACGGAGACCTGACCGAGCAGGGCAATTGTCCTGAGGCCGGCAAGGTCGAGGCCAACGCCGAGAACCAGGAGGCGATAAACGACTTAGTGCTGGACGCTGGCACCCACGTCTGTATTAAGGGCGCCCAGAAGACGGCGCTTGTTACCGCCGATGGTGAGTCGACGTTGATGGAACTGCTCGACAGCCGCAACGCCAACGACAACCTGCAAGACGTGAGCCATTACTCGGTCATCGAGAACGACACCACCACGACCACACAGCCAGACGACGACGAGACGACCACGACCACAGAGCAGGAGTCAACCACCACCGAGCAGGGGGAGACGACCTACGACTGCATCGACGGGGAGATAGTGGAGTTGAACCCTGGCGACGAGGGCTATCCCGGCGTAGCGGTCGATCCCAGCGTGTTCGACTGCACGGTCGAGGCAACCGTCACCACGGTCCAGGCGACGATCTCGCCCACGCTTGTCGCCCTGCCGTTCACCGGCCTGGCTGACTGGTTGATCCCCGCGGCGGTCGCGGCGGTAGCGATGCTCGGTCTTGGTGGAGTCCTGGCGTGGATATTCAGGGACCGACTGTCATGATCTGGCCCCCCGATCAACCCGTGTGGCCTGCGTTGGAGCAGGATTTCGGCAACGTCAAGGTGATTCCGTCCGATGTGGCAAGCGCAGTGGAGGGTCCGCTGCGCTCCGACCTCGATCTGCCGCCCGCCGACGGGACGGAGAAGGTGTGGAGGCCGCCCGCTGACCAGGCGAGAATCCAGATTCTTGCCACCGCCGACGGACACATCGCAGCGGCGGTCGAGGAACTGCGGGCGGCGGTGGACTGGTTCGCAGTGGTGGATCGGACAGACCACGCAGACCTCGTCCGTCAGGTAGAGACCCTGGCGGACACCATCGCCTACCGGCTGAGGAACGCCGGCGAATGAGCGACACGAGCACAAAGCTACCGTTATGGACCGTCCACATCGAACCGCTTGACGGATCGAACCACGGTGTGCGTGAGCGTCGAGTGCGCGCCGAATCGAGGGAAGCCGCCGAACAGTCGGCCAATGTTGATCGCACGGTCTGGCATGTATGGGCAAGTTGGAAGTGCGACTGTGGGTGTTGAATGAGAATCGTCCTGGTCTCCACCATCACCGGCCTGCTCTGCGCCATGTGGCTGTACGTGATGATGACGCCGCGCCCGACGCTGCTGTCGATCGGGGTGTACGGGACGTTATTCGTGACCACCGGATTCGTCGGCAACTCGGCGTGCGACCGGATAAGGCGGTCGGAGCGCTCGGACGGATGGGCGGAACTGTGACCACGGGGTGCCGCGTCAGAATCAAGGAGGCGAAGTGAGCGACTCGGACGAATGCCCCAAATGTGGAGCGAACCTGCTAGGCGACCCGATCCCACAGGAGTCCATCGACGCAGGCCACTACGGCGACCACACCCACTTTTCGAGACGGATTGCTATCTACGACCCTGGTTTGGATAGGACGGTGCAGTGGATGTGTCCCGACTGTGGCGAAAGGTGGAACCGATGAGCGACCCGAAAGACTACCCAAGCATGACTGATGCCGAGTTCAAGAAGGCCATTATGAGCGACACCATCGAATGCCCAACCTGCGGAGGGAGTGAACAGGCACGCTTCCAAAGGGGCAGGTACATTAAGGTTATCGCCCCCTGCCCCGACTGTGCCAACGGTCGGCAACCAACCCCCGAAGTGTTGGAACGGATGGCTGCGGCAATCTTCGAGTTGAAGACAAAGGATATGCCGGTCGATCCGTTCGGAACACATGAGAGCGACGAGCAGTATCGAAGGCAGGCGCTGGCTGCATGGATCGCCGAACACACCGAGGAGCAAACGTGACCCGCCGCTCCGCAGCAGAGAAGAACAACGACGCTAGAGTGTCTAGTCATGAAGGCACTCCGAGTCGCCGCCGTGGCCCTTCTGGCCGCCGCACTGCTTACCATCTCCGTCGCCGTCGCGGCGCCTGACTGCGACACTCACCCAGGCAATTCTCGGTGGTGCCGGGACACGACCACCACGTCGACCACGACAACCACTCAGGGTACCACCACGACCACAACCGCGGCAACGACCACCACGACCGCGCCCGGCCTGGTCATCCCTCCGACCGAATCCTACCCGGCTCGCGGTAGCGGCATCCCCTACGCCGACGGTGGCGGGTTCGACATCATCGCCCGCAACGCCGAGGCCGGGATCGTCTGGTGGACCGCAGCCTACTGGGGCGACAACGGCCTGCCCTACACCGACGGGGCCACGTGGCTTCCCGGTGACAGGGAGGGTTACCGCTGCGGGTACGGGTTCATCACCGACTCGTCGGGTTGGGACATTCACGGCCGGTTCGCCTTCGTGAGACCACCCGATGCTCTCTACGCAGCGGTCAACGACCAATACATGGAAGAAGGGGTTAGGTATCTAGATGGAACGCTCGCCAACGAAGGACAAGAGATCGGTTCGGAGGACTGCACCGACGTACTATCTCCTGTTGACTACGAGGGGGCTTGTCGTCCGGTGGACGAACGACCCCGTGTGGCCTTCTTCGATAGTGCCGGAGACGTTCTGGACATTCGGGACTACACCAACACCGTGGCCAACAATGTGGTCTTCAACCTCCACTCAGTGACCGAGGATCGGGTGACGGTCATCGCCTGCGAGGACGGGTTGGTCGGAATGATCGTCTACTACGACTCGATGGGTGACGGACAGGTCGCCGCGGAGTTGGATGGAGCGACCGTCACACCATAACGCGCTAACGTCTCGCGCTGTGGTTAGTATCTTCGACCAATGGTAACCCTGCGCGATCTGGTCGGCTACGGATGGTCTGCCCTGTTCGGTCTCGACGCCGTCGCCCCGGCAACCTTCACCGTCCCCGCGGGCGACCCGGTGTCCGTCGGCTCGAACAGGACAGAGCAGTGGCAGCGTCAGGCGTGGACTCTTTGGGCTCAGGTCGGCGAGCTCCACTACCCGACGACGAGATTGTCCCGTCAGACCGCCCAACTCGAATGGCGGGTCAGGGTCAACGGCCGGCAACTGTTCCCCGACGCGGCGAAGCGCGAGATCGAGGCGATCACCGCTGGGATGGGCCCACAGGAGGCCACCTACCTGCTGGCATTGAACGACCAGGTGTCCGGTGAGGCATGGTACATCGAGACCGAGCCCGGCAAGTTCGCTGTTTATTCGGTGATCGAAAAAGACCTCGACAAGAAGATCGCCAGTGCCCGCGCGTCGGGGCGGATTGCGATCAGGTCGTGGCAGACCGACCCGACCAACCCAGAGAAGGCCGACTCGTCGGTGCGCACCGCTATCGGCCCGGCGGAGGAAGTGCTCACTTATCAGGCTCTGTCACAAGGGCAGGCCCGGTCGAGGTTGTCACAAGCCGGGATCATCGTCACCCCCGCCGAACAGCTCTACGCAGCGGAAGACCCTTGGGAAGCGAATTTGTTGGAGGCGATGACGAACGCCATCCGCGATGTGAAGTCGCCGTCGGCCCTGGCCCCGATCCACATTCGGATGCGCCGTGACCTGATCGACACGGTGCGTTATATCACCTTCCCCCGTCCGTATGACGACCTGATCGACCGGAAGATCGAACGGGCTGTGATCCGGATTGCCAACGCCCTGGACATCGAGCCAGAGTTGATTCAGGGTATCGGCGACTCGACGTATTGGAACGCCTGGGCGGTTTCGATGGACACCTACCAGGCACACATCGCACCGCGGGCGGCTCGCATCGGGAGCCTCTACGCCGAGGTCTCCGAACGTCTGAGGCGGGCGGCCAACCCCGAGTCGACAGTTACGGTCGAAATCACACCAGACCCGCGGGTGATGCTGGCCCGGCGCTCGTCTGTCCGCGACGCCATGGACGCCTACAAGTTGGGGATCGTCGGCCCCGCATACGTCCTGGAGTCGATCGGTGCCACCGATGCGGACGCCCCGACCGACGAGGAGTTCGAGCGACTGTTGCAGATTTTGAGTCCTAACAGCGAAGCAACGATGGACAGGGAGCGCAGGGTCGGCGAGAACCCTGGACCCGCGCGGTCGTCGCCTGAGAACTCGGCGGGGATCGTGTCGAATTACGAAGTGGCTGCGCACGCCCGCAAGGTCGCCGCTTTCAAGTTGCGGGAGGCTTGGCGGAACACACCGCACCGCAACCGCCTGTCGGGCATTCACCCGTCGGATTTCGCCTGTTGGATTCCGATGGATGACGTCGCCCGCGAGATGCCGTTGGTCGAGGTCATCGCCGACGCGGTGCGGGAGGTTGCTACCGCCGACAACCAGGATCGTCTAGTGTCCTGGGTGATGGAGACGCTGACGACCCCGATTGACAGTCTCAAAGCGATGGAGGTTCTAGACCATGCCTGACTTCGAGCGGGTTGTCCGCTATGTCCAAGAGATGCCGTGGGCTATCCGACCCGAGGCGTTGGGCGCCATTCTCGATGTGCTGGAATTCAGGGCCAGCGGCGGCAAACTCACCGCCGAGGAGATAGAGGCAAGACTCGACGGCAAGGACTCCGAACGTCTGCCGAGCCAGACCGGCAAGGTCGCAGTCATCCCGATCTATGGGACCATCTTTCCACGGGCCAACATGTTCAGCGAGTTCTCTGGCGGCACGTCGCTCCAGAAGCTGACCGCAGCTCTGACCGCCGCCGACCGAGACCCAGAGATATCCACCATCGTCCTCGACGTGGCGTCGCCCGGCGGGTCGGTCGACCTCCTGCCGGAGACTGCCGAAGTCATCCGTGGTTTGAAGACTGCGACGGTGGCCGTAGCCAACACGCAGTCGGCGTCCGCGGCGTACTGGCTGACATCACAGGCCGACGAGGTTGCAGTTTCCCCGTCCGGCGAGGTTGGGTCGATCGGTGTTTTCACAGCACACCAGGACGTGTCGGGCGCAGAGAAGCAGCTAGGGGTCAGGACGACTCTGATCTCGGCGGGCAAATACAAGACGGAGGGTCACCCGTTCGGCCCGCTCGACCCCGAGGCCCGTGCCGCTATCCAGTCAAAGGTCGATCACTATTACGACCTATTCGTCACCGACGTCGCCCGCGGTCGTGGCGTGTCGGCGAAGGCTGTTCGCGATGGGTTCGGTCAAGGTCGAATGGTGACCGCGGTGGAAGCTGTCCGCGAGGGTATGGCGGACCGGGTTGCCACGCTGGATCAAATCATCTCCGAACGTTCCGACGGCTCGCCGCCCGTCGCCATTGCGGCCTCGGCGAAACTGGTTGACTACTTCGCCAATCCCAACTTTGGAATCCCCGGCACAGACGACAGGTTGCGCTACGACCCCAGCGCGGGCCGCTGGTCGGTTCCGGTCACGGTCGACGGCGACCACATCTTCGGACACGTCGCCCCGATGGGGGTCTGCTTGCGTGGACGTCCAGAGCGTTGTGTCACCCCGCCCGAGGGTGATCTTGAAGGGTTTATGCGCGGATACGCTCCCGCGGCGGGCGGCCTGCGCACCGGCGTCATCGTCCTTGGTGATGACGGCCACGCTGCCGAAGGGGTTGGCGTCATCGAAGCGACCCGCCACTATGACAAGACAGGGCGGGCCGGTGCCGATGTCCGGGTAGGTCGTGACGCCTACGGCATATGGTTCTCGGGGATGATCCGGCCCGGACTGTCAAAGAATGACCGCTACGCACTCGCCTCAAGTGACGTGTCGGGGCACTGGGAATCAGACCAGCGAGGAATGCCCACCCTGGTCGGTCTGCCCGCGGTCAACGTGGGAGGGTTCCCTAAGGGTTACCTGACCGCCGCCGAGGTCAATTCGGGCATTGCCGCCGCAGCGTCCATCGAGGCAGACTGTTTCGACGTGTCCGCCGACGGCGAGGAAGTCCCTTGTGTCGAGTCCCGCCTGACCGCGCTAGAGGACGCCGTCGGGGTGCTCCTGTCGTAGGACTTCCGGGACCGCCACGCCCCGGACAGGTCGGCGGGGGTGGGCGGCGTTCCCCGGTGTCTGCCCACCCTCTCCGAACCGCGATGCTTGACATTGTCCGCGGGACTCTGCTAGATATAGGAAGGCCATCGCAGCCGTGGGTTGGTTGGCAGAGCGTCGCAGCCGTGGGTTGGTCGCAACATAAGTTGTAACTACAGCCAGGAGCTGCACGAAATGGACCCGACCCAGATACTCTCCCGATTGGGAACCGACGAGCCCCCCACCGATGAGGAGCTTCTAGACGCACAGGCCGAGTTCCGCACCCTCAAGAACGCGGCGGTATCTGCGCGCAATGTCGCCGAGGCCACAAGCCTCAAACAAGCGATCGACGTGATCGACGAGGAGCTTGCCCGCCGCGCCGAGGTACAGGCCGAGGAGGACGCTAGACTGGCCGAGCTCGCCGACCCCGAGCCGGAGGAGGTAGTCGAAGTCGACGAGGATGAGGTCGACGACGAGGCAGAAGCATCCGAGCCAGAGGTCTTAGACCTACAGGCCGTGCGTCTCGCATCGCAGAACCAGCGGGCGCGGATCGACGCCCACGCCGAACCCGACAACCCGTTCCCCGATGTGAGGGTCCGCGGTGTCGGACAGGCCGCATCGGAGAAACTGGACCACAACTCGACCACGCGGGATGTGGCGCAGTTGTTCAGCCAGTACGCCCGCGGTCGGGACCGTGGCCGGGACACCCTGGTAAGGATGACCTGGGACTTACCCGAAGACCGCCGCCTCGACGCTGACAGCGACAGGTCTGCAAGGATCATCGACCAGGTGCTCGGCCAGGGCGGGACGGCCTTCGAGGCTATCGCCGCCGCCGGTGGAATCTGTGGGCCGCTCCCGGCCAGCTACGAGATACCGTTGGTCGGTTCCCGTGGCCGCCCGGTGCGTGACGCTCTAACCCGGTTCGGTGCCGACCGCGGCGGTGTTCGCTACATCGCGGCCCCCCGGCCCAGCCTTGATCCGGTAGCCGGTTCGGTGGCTGTGTGGACATCGGAGAACGATGTCTCACCGTCGTCCCCGGCTGAGAAGCCGTGTCCCCATGTCGACTGTGACGCAGAGTGCACTGCCACCGTTGACGCGGTGACGGCGTGTCTCGAAGTGGGCAACTTCATGGCACGATTCTCCGGCGAGCAGTGGGCCAACGCCCTCGGCCAGTTGGGCATACTCCACGACCGGACAGCGGAGCAGAACCTGTTGGCACAGATCGACGCCCAGTCGATCGCGGCCACGTTCCAGGGTCTGCCCACCATCCAGGGTGTGCTCGGCGCGGTTGACCGTGCGGTCGCCGGTATCCGTTCCCGTGAGCGGTTGTCCACAGCGACAGGGTTCCGGGTCATCCTCGACGGCTGGCTGCGGAACGCAATCCGCGACCACTTCACCGCTCAGGCCCCCGCAGGTCAGACCGGCGCCCCCGGATTGGCGGACGCTGCCATTGCGCAGTATTTCGCAACCCGTGGCGTGACCGTCACCTACACCCTCGACGACTCAATCATCGGGGCGCAGGCGGCGGGCGCCTTGGTGGACTTCCCGTCTACCACAGACATCAGGGTCTTCCCCGAGGGTACGTGGTGGTTCCTCGACGGTGGGACACTGGACCTCGGTACCGAGATCGTCGACAAGACGCTGATCCAGTCCAACGACCGGCTGGCGTTCATGGAGACCTTCGAGGGTGCAGCCAAACGGACGGCCCCGTGTGACGATCCAGGCGACGACAGTCTGACCATCACGGTCGACATCGACCCGGCCTGCATCTGCAACGTTGCGGTCGAGACCTCGCCGTGACACTGACGACAGCAGCGACTCTCCCCTCAGCCACCGCGGTTGGGGGGGGAGTCCTCGCCCTGGCAGGATCGCTCCCGGACAACTGGACGCGCGGCGTGCAGTTCGCCTCCGAAGTGTGCCTCATCGCCGGGTCGCACCAGTTCTGTCCGACGTCTCCAGGGGAGAAGCAATTACAGGGGACGGACATCGCCGAGTTCGATCCGCTGGGTGTCGAAGTGTCGGTGGTCTGCACCACACTCTCGGACACAGAACGTCTCGACCGGGCGGCGACTGCGCTGAGCGTGGTGGCCGAGTTCAATGTCGGAGCCGAGTTGGCTACCGGCGCTGTCACCGGCAACCCCTCACTGGCGGACGCCACCGCGTCCGGTTCGGCAGCAACCGCAGCCGAGGCTCTGGCGATCCTCGAAGGGTTGATCGCATCGAACCTGCGCGGCCACTTGGCATGGGTACACGTTGCACCGTCCCGACTCACCGAGTTGGTAGCGGCGGACGTGGTGCACATGGACCTGGTGGGCAACTGGCGCACAGCCACCGGCCACCTTGTCGTTGCGTCACCCGGCTATGAGACAGCTCTCGCCGACGAACTGGTTGCCACCCCGGAGGTCTTCGCCGATCTTGGCGGCAGGGAAAGCATTCAGGTGGTTGACTGGACCGACAACCGTCACCTGGCAGTCCATGAGGCGCCGGCGCTGGCAGTGTTCGACCCGTGCTTCAACGTTTCCGTTTCGATAACCGACTCACCGTAAGGAGATAGACAGTGCCAACCCAGTGTTACACGACAGTACGCGGCAAGGCCGTCCGTGTCACCCAGCTAGACGAGTGTGGCGCCGTCGCCGACCTCTTTGTGGTGTCCGACGGGTTTATCTCCGTCACGCTGACCGCCGAGATCGAGAGCGGCGACGAGTTCATACAGAAAAACGCCAACGGGGCGCTGTGTGTCAATGAGCGTTCGCCCGACGAGTTGAAGCGGCTCAACGTAAACGTCGACTGGTGCCAGGTCGATCCTGACATCATCAGCCTTATCACCGGATTCCCCGTCGAGTTGGATGGGACCGACGCGGTCGGGTTTCGGGTGGAGACCGGGCAGAACAATGAGAAGTGGGCACTCGAAGTGTGGACCGGGCTCAGCGGCGACCAGTGCGCCGAGGAGGGTGCTTGTTTCGGGTACATCCTGGTTCCGTTCGTTGCCGGTGCTCAGTTCGGCGACATCGTGGTCGAGAACGCCGCGGCCACATTCACCACGACCGGATACACCGAGGCGAATAGCCAGTGGGGACTCGGGCCGTGGGATGTGATCGGTGACCCGGCCGCGCCGCTCGACGTGGCGATCGCTGCCAACCAGATCGCCCTGCTCCGCAAGACCTGTGTCGCTCCCCCGACCGCCGTCTGTGGTAGCCAGGCCGTCCCGTCGCCGAGTAGCCCGTAATGGCAGGGGTTTACAACCGAGGCAAGTTGATACTCGCCGACGGGTCGCTGGTCTGGGCCTCGGACACTGTTCGGGCGCTCCTGGTTGACGCCTCCTATGTCTACGACGACGACCACAACTTTGTGGCCGACATCACTGGCGAACTGACCGACGTGTCCTATGCTCGCCAGACCCTGGGCACCAAGTCGGTGGTCGAGAACGACACCACCAACGAGGCCCGGTTGCTCGCCGCGCCGGTCGATTACGGGGCGTTAGACAACGAAACCCCTATGGGCCAGGTGCTGTTCAAGTTGGTCACCAACGACGCTGACAGTCCCTTGATCTCGTTCTCAGATGCTGGGTTTGGCGCGGCCGCGAATGGAGCCGGTTTTGTTGTCAACGGCGAAGGCGCATCTGACAATGAATGGGTGATTGCCGAGAACCCGTGATGAGTGGGCCGGCGACGGCTTCGATTCTGATTAGGGCCTGACATGCCCGACGGCGACTTCGTCCGACTGTCCGGGCCGGTCACGTCCAAGGCCGCCGGCACGTCGCTAGATATTCCAGTCGATGCCGCAGGCCACGCCTTGGGGAACACCGTATTTGTTGGCACCGGCCAGTTAGCCAACGGTGCGGCGTCGGGTGTCACCGACTCCAAGGGCAACACCTACACCGAGATTTACAACGAAATCACCGACAACCCGCGGTCGGGTATGTGGTTCTCGGTGCTCACCACCGCGCTGGTTTCGGGCGACACGATAACCGTCACCTACGGGACCACGCAGAACCGTGGACAAGTCCACATGGCGGGGGAGTACGTAGGTGCGGCCACCCTTGACTCTCCGGCTGTCGAGGCGTCCGGTAGCGGCAACACTCTCGACTCGGGGAACAAGACCCCTGCTGCGGCCCCGGCTGTCGCCATAGGGTATCTGACGGCCACGGGCGAGACAGGCGATCTTGCGCCGTCGGGGTCATGGACACAACGCGGCTACGCAGATACTGGGACCGCAGGTGCGACCGCCACGAACATGATGGCCGTGTTTATGGACCAGGCGCTTGCCAACACCAACCCGGTTGCGGCGACCGGGACGAGCACTGCCAATAGCGCCTGGTCTGCGGGTATCGCCGTGGTCACCTTCGGCGCCAGCGCGGTGGTTGTGGATACGTCCGCTGCAAGGGTGGCCTTGCGTGGAGCAGCAACCACCCTAGACCTGGGCGCCACCACGGTCGACACGACGGCGGCTCGCCTAGGACTCCGCGCTGCCGTGACGACAGTCGACTTGGCAGTGTCCATTGTGGATACCGCCGCCGCCCGTCTGGCGTTCCGCGCTGGAGTTTCCTCTATTGTCCTTGGAGCAGCAACCATTGGCACTGCGGCTGCTCGACTAGCCCTCCGCGCAGCGGTCACGACAGTTCAGGCGGCCGGGGGCAGCGTGACCGTTGACACCCTTGCGTCTCACGTCGCTCTCCGTTCCGCCGTGTCTTCCGTCGACACCGCGGCTGCAACCGTCGACACGCTTGCGGGCCGGTTCGCCCTGCGTGCCGGTGCCACTTCGGTCGATGCTGGTGGATGGACTGTTAACACCGCCGCCGCTCGTCTGGTTCTGCGATCCGGTGCCACGTCGCTGGTGCTAGGTGCGACCTTCGTTGACACCGTCGGCGGTCGCTTCGCACTCCGCTCCGCTGTCACGTCGGCGATCGCGGCGCAAAGCGTTGTAGATACTGTCGCTGCACGCCTGGCACTCCGCGCTGGGACCACTGACATTGTCACCGGCGGAGGCGTGGTCACCACGGCGGCTGCACGGGTGGCCTTGCGTGCTGCGGTGTCCTCAGTCGTTGCGGGCATTCCTACCGATATGGTCGTCGTCATAGGCTCCCTGCAAACGCAGTGGGCAACAGGTAGCATGGCGCAACGTTGGAATCCCGGCGACACCGGCCAGCGTTGGGACTTAGGAGGCTTGCGGCGAACATGAAAATAATCTTGCCCCGGCAGAGCCTCGAAATAGTGAGCTTCCCGATCAGCACAGCACCCGTGGACCCGGCCACGCTGACCCATCAAGTCGCGGTCGTTCCTCCCGACACCCAACCTGTGGGCGGCGACTGGTTCAACGCCCCCTTTGTGGACCCCAACGTCGAGGTATTGATCCGTGCGTCCACCACTGCCGCCGCGGGCGGACTGGTCACCCTGGCTGTGGGGCGGTGGCGAATGTGGTGGCGGGCATCGTCTAACCCCGAATTCCCTGTGCGGCAGGTCGGCATTGTGACGGTGGTCTAGTCTATGTCCATGGACGTTAACGGCCCCTGCTCATGGCCCTACCTTGAATGTGCCTGCGAAGTTCTGGACAACATGGCAACGGAGGGTATCGCCGAGGTCAAAGCGCTGGCGTCTTTCAGTCTGTGGGCCGCTACCGGGAAACTCTACGGGCCATGTCCGGTGTCGGTGCTCCCCTGTGTTGACTCGTGGATCATCTGCGGCGGGTGTCGGAACAGTATGCGGTCCTGCGGGTGTAGCAGCGTTCCCGAGTTGCGACTTAATGGCCCGGTGTCATCAGTGACAGAGATCGTCATCGACGGGGTGGTGCTCGACGAGTTCAGCTACCGGATAGATGATTACCAGTGGCTGGTCAGGCTCGACGGCGAGTCCTGGCCGACCAACGCCGACCCGCTCGACCCTGACGGATTCCGGGTGGACTACGAGCTCGGCATCGCCCCGCCCGCCGGTGCTGGCTTGGTGACCGGCATCCTTGCTTGTGAGTTGGCGAAGGCGCTGTGCAATGACGATTCCTGCCGTCTGCCCCGGAACCTTCGCGCCATCACTAGACAGGGGTTGTCCGCACAGATGGGTCGTAACGTATTCAGCGACCCCTCTGCCAAGTTCGGACTGCCGGAAGTGGATATGTGGGTCGAGAATGCTAACGCCCCGATGATGGCGGGCGCTGTCCACTCGCCGGACTTCCCGACGATCCGCCGGATAACCTGGGCCGCTGAACCGTCGCCGTCGTCGCCGTGACCCTCGTCGCCGACCTCGAAGCAATCCTCGACTGTGCCGTCACCGAGTTGGAGGACACCGGCCAGGTCGTTCCTGACGACGTGTTCGTGTCACCCGGCCAGGTCGCATTTGACAACCCGTGCGGCCAACTCTGGGTAAGAGTCATTTCGGCCTTCCCGTCGGACGACTTCCCCAACCGTTTCCAGACTCTGCGCAACTGCGTGTCCGGGCTTGCCGTCCAGGTCGGTCTCGGAATCATCCGCTGTCAGTCAGGCACTCACCGGATAGAAAAGGGCGGCTACCCGACCCCCGACGAGCAGACTGCCGACGCTCTGTCGCTGGTCTGCGACCAGGGGGCGCTGTTCCGGGCGCTTGCCTGTTGCTACCCGGCTACCGAGGGAGCCGTCGATATTGTGGTCAACGAGTGGACCCAGTTCGTCCCGCAAGGCGGGGTCATAGGTGGCGAGTGGACGGCCTATCTTCGGTCTAGCCTATGGTGTGAGTCCAGCCCGTAAGGAGCGACATGAAAACTGTGATGGTGACTGCGAAACTGAATACGACGGTGGTCCGCCGCGGCCAGGTCAAAGAGGTTGATGCGACCCCGATCATCAAAGAGTTGATCGCCGCGGGTGTGCTGACCGACGTCACACCCAAACCACCGCGCAAGAAACCGGCAGCGAAGCCAGCCGATGAGGAGAGCGATGCTACTCCAGACGTCGGTTAGATTCCAGCCGAACCTGCGGGCCATCGCCCAAATGAACGACCTGTCGGGCATCGTCGGCCGGGCCACCCGCCACGCCGCCGAGGTCACGGTCGAGCGTGCCAAGGCGTCCGTCAACGCCTTCGGGCGAGTGGACACCGGGTTTATGAGAGACAGCATCGCCGCCACATTCCAAGGCTCAAACCAGTTCGAGACCAGGTTCGGTGTGTCCTCCGCCGCTCGGTATGCCTTCTACCAGCACCAGGGCACCCGCTGGATCAGCCCTGCCCCATTCTTAACCAACGCAATCCAACGACTAACACCGGGAGACTTCCGCGCATGAGCAAACTCGTATTCGAGTCCGCAGTCCAGCGGGCCAACGGGAAACCAATCACGTTCACCCTCGACGGACGTAAGTTCAAATTTCAACCACCGAAGACAACGGCGGTCTGGCTGGCTAACGACGCCGAGTTAGACGAGCGGGTCAGGGTCCAACTCGACTGGCTGTCCGCCGGGCTCTCTGATGAGGACTCCGACTTCTTGGTCGGGCGACTAAAAGACTTCAATGATCCGCTGACCCCGGTCACCCTGATCGACGTGGTGTCCGGTCTGATGGAGGAGGTTGCAGGCCGCCCCCCTACGCAGCCGCCAGACTGATTCAAGTGGCGGCTACTCACTGGGAAGCGATCGACGGTAACCACTCCGAAGACCTGTTGGCTCTGCCGTTCGACAGATTCTGTAACCGTGTCCTGGCCTGGTTGAAAGCCCGCATGACGGACAACGACTGGCGGGTCTTCGAGGGCAGGTTGTCGCTGCCGCCTCCCGGTGTCGCCCCAACGTCGGGGCCATGGGCCGACGCTGAGATGGCTAAGTCGTTTACCGCCTTCGAGGGGGAGTTCTCCTAATGCCCTCCCTTGGCGACGCCTTTGTCGATGTCCGGGCGAACACGGCCGGGTTTGAGAGAGACCTCAACCAAGGGGTAACCAAAGGCGCCCAAGGCGCCACGGGGGAGATGGGCAAGCTCGGGAAGGCAACCAAGAACGTCGGAGCAATAGCCAAGGTGGCTCTGGCCGGTGCGGCGGTAGGGGCGCTGGCAGGTGTGGCCCGGTTCGCACAGGACAGCATCCGCGCTTACTCCGACCTCAATGAGTCTATTAACGCGGTCAATGTCTCATTTGGTAGCAACGCTGATGAAGTCCAGAAGCTAGGGCAGGCCGCCGCCCGCAACCTCGGGTTGTCTAACTCCGAGTTCAATACCCTGTCGGTGTCTATCTCTGCGTTCACCGACAAGATCGCCGCAGACCTCGGCCTGTCCGTCCCCGAAGTCCTCGACACGCTGACCACCCGGATCGCCGACTTTGCGTCGGTAATGAACCTCGAAGTATCCGAAGGGTTTGAGAAGTTCCGGTCGGGTCTTGCCGGCGAGTCCGAACCCCTACGCAAGTTTGGTATCGACGTGTCCGCTGCGACCGTTGAGCAGACTGCACTCGCCGCTGGGATCATCGAGGTCGGCGACGAGATGACAGCATCTCAGAAGGTGACCGCCCGATACCTCACCATCATGGAGCAGACAGAGAAGGTGGCCGGCGACTTCGCCAACACGTCCACCGATCTTGCCAACGCCCAGCGGATCGCCGCAGCCGAGATGGAGAATGCCAAGGCACGGGTCGGTGAAGCCCTCGTCCCCTTCGCCCAGCTGACGACACAGGTCAAGTTGTTGGGCGCCCAGACCTTGGGGTTGTTGGCTACCGGGTTCGCTCAGTTGACGGGCAAACTCAACTCGGCGCAGTCCGCCGTCCAGCGGTTCGAGATAACGACCGGAGCGTCCTCCGACACGTTGCAAGCGCTTATCACCGTCAATCAGACCTACGGCACGTCGCTCGAAGACCTCGCAGAGACGTTGATCCTCACGGCTGACGAGTCCGAACCCCTCACCCAATCACAGAAGGATTTCCTTACCCAGATCGGTTACACCGCCGAGGAGGTCGAACAACTCGACCGCATTCTCGCCAACGAGCACGCCGAGGCCCTGGCCGAACAGGAGGCCCAACTCGCCGCCAACGAGTTAGGAATGGTGCTCCTCGAAGACGGGACGATGGGGTTGGCTGAGGAAACCGAGGAACTGACGCGGGAAATTGTCACCAACGCCGAACGGCTGAAAAATCGCCAGGATCAACTGCGTGCCCAATTCGACCCCATGTTCGCACTGACCGAGGCCACCAGAGATCAGGCTGCGGCGCAAGAGGCTGTTAACGCGTTGATCGACGCAGGGAAGACGGGCACCCCCGAGTACATTCTCGCCGTGGAGGATTTGTCCAAAGCCAACCTCGACCTGAAAGAGGCGACCGAAGATGTCAGGGTCAACACCGACCTGACCCGTGAGGCGTTCATAAGACAGCAGACCGAACTGGGACTGACTCGCGAACAGGCCGAACTGCTGGCCGACCAGTTCAATGCCCTTGAAGCATTCAAGTTCACCGACAAGTCGATCAGGATTAACGAAGTCCTGGGTACGCAGATCAGTTCTAACATCGGCGGCCGAGCCGGTGGTGGCCCAATGAGCCCCAACATTCCGTATGTGACGGGAGAACTCGGCCCCGAGATCGTCGTTCCGAGGGTGTCGAGTACGGTCATCCCCAATAACCAGATCAGCACCGGCCTAACTGTCGGGTCGATCTCGGTGTCCATCTCTGGCGGGGCAACACAGGCCGACGCGAACATGGTCGCCGACGCTATCGAGGAGAGGTTGGAGAGGTTGAGCAGGGCTAGGGTGGTCCGCTAATGCAGATCGACACGCTGGTCCCCCAATCTCTCAACGCTGACGGCGGATGGGTGGCTCAAGCGGACTGCACGACACCGGCGAACTCAGGGACGCTCGTAACCAACACGTCAGACGACGACCCCGATACATTCGCTCGGCTTGACGCTGTCGGTGCTCTCGACTCGGCCACACTCAGTTTCTCGTTGGGCACCCACACACCCCCCGCCGACCATGAGCGGCATCTGATCCGCCTTCGAGCGCGGTGGACCCGTGTTGTTAATAACAACCCCACTAACGCACGGATGCGCGGGGCGAGGGTCAATACATCACCGCAGGGGTATTTCGTCTTTGCCGACTTCACCACGGCTGTCACCGATCTCCAGTGTGTGGTCTTGGATCGGTCGACAGCGTGGTCGGCGGAGGACATAGGAGCCGGCGCTGGCGCGGTTGAGTTCCTCTACTTCGTCAACGCCGCACCCGGAGGATCATTAGGGACGGCGGCGGCGGTAGGTGCCGCCGAATTGAAAATGGACATCGACTGCCGCAACAAACCGGTTTTCACTGCCCAAGTGTTGGACGGCGCAGGGACCGCTACCACGCCGATCACCGACACCACCACACCGACGTTCGCTTTCGACTCCGTCGACTTCGACGGTCTCAATGGGCGGTCATGGCGCATCTACCTCTACACGCTCGCCACAACCCTGCTGGGCGGGTTCGCCCCGTTCGATCCGGCCTTCGCCACGGTCAACACGTTCGAAGGGAGCGGGCCGCCCCCGACTTCGATCCCCGGCCAACCGATCCCTAACGGTGACTATGTCGCCTATTTCGAGGCTTACTCCACGATCAGGGTCAACAGCGCATTTGCCTCCGACATTGAGTCGGTCGCTTTCGAGATGGACTTCACCCCACCCGACCCGCCCGATCTGGTGGTCACTTATGACAGCGCCGACGACCTGGTCGAGGTCTGCTTCTCGTCGGTCTCCCCGTCTTCGCCGGGTGAGCCGCAGTTCGACTCCGGTCTGGTCGTCACTGAGGTTCAGCGGTCCGACTGTGACAGCGACGGTTTTGTCCGGGTGGCCGCCATCGAAAGCACCGACGACTGTTGGAATGACTGCATCTTCCCCTACGCCAAAGAAGGGCAGTGCTCGATTCCCGACCACGACTGTGTCCTCACCTACCGGGTCAGGTATTGGGGTCTGGTAGACGGCATCCTGATCGCCACCGACTGGTCGGATACAGACACCGCCGAGGTTCCCTACCCCTACGGCGAGAACGACCGTCTGCGCACCTTCGGCTGTGTGACGGCTGTCATCTGCCCGGACCGGTCCTGGGGCCGGGTTCGTCCCTTCGGAGCGTTCCAACCGATCGGCGGCGGTCTGCCCACCGTCGTGACCGGGGCGCCCGGCGGACGCGACTACACCCTAACTTTCCCCGTTTCCGACATCGACTCGTCCCTGCCGTCCCTCGCCGAGATCGAAGCGGTGCTCGCTGAGATGACGGTCCACTACGCTCCCACCGACTTGCCCCCACAGTGGATGTCACCCGACGCCGAGAGCATCCAAGTGGTGAAGGTGGGCCGCATCCGGTCTTACACGGTGTCGTTTGTGGCTACCGGGCCGCCACTGGTCGCGACGCCCGAGTCGTTTTTCCCTGATGAATAACCTCCCGCCGCGGTTTGCGGAGACCATCGACAGCCCTGCCGTCTTCGTCAAACAGGTTCGTATCACGGCCACCCGCGGCGCAGAGTCGGCGACCCTCGAACCGGAGTCGGGCACTCTCACACAGGACGCTCGGCGGTCGATGCGCTGGGACGGGACGGTGGTAGTCCCGGTCGGGTCTGACCTGATCCCTTCCCGACCCGGTGACTTGCTCACGCCGTTCGGGACGACCGTCACCGCCGAGCTCGGATTGGAGCTGCCGGACGGGTCGACTGCTTTCGCTGACTATGGGGTTTATGTGGTCGACGGTTCGGTCGCCAGTCTCACACCGTCGTCGCGGTTGGTCACACTGACCCTGGTCGACCTGGCGGACCGGGTGGCACGCTACCGCTTCGAGACCCCCTTCACTGTCGACGCCGGGGTCGACCTGGCCGACGCCATAAACGACGTCATAGTAGACAGGACCGGGGCCAGTCCCGGCCTGTCTGCCACCGGGAGCCTCCTCGGAAGGCAACGAGTATTCGGGCTCGACCCGGAGTCGGACCCGTGGCGTGAGTTGGTAGACATGGCCGCCGACTTCTCCTATCGCATCTACTACAACCGCCAGGGACTGCTTGTCCTCGACTCACCCCAACCGCCCGACCCGAATACTGCGGTGCCGGTCAACTTCTACCTGGACGCATCCCTGGCCTTCGAGTCGCGTCCGCCCAATCTGGTGGTCGCACGCGGGGAACCATCTGACGCCACCCCGCCTGTCCAGTCTGTGGCGCTGGACGACGACCCGCAGTCGCCGACCTTCGCCGGGACCACGCCTGGCAGCTCCCCTTACGGCCGGATCACCCGCTTTTTTGCGTCGCCGCTGATCCTCGACCAGGCGTCCGCCGACGCCACCGCCGAGTCGATCCTCAACAAGTCGGCAGGGGCGGGCGCCACCTGGGACATGACCAGAGCCTACGACCCCGACACCGACCCGGATGACGTGCTGTTTATTGCTCTGACCGCCACCGAATCCCTACCCCTGGTGGTCGACTCGGTTACCGTGGATATTGCCGGGGCTTCGACCCTGGCGTGTCGAGCAATCTCACAGCTGAGCTAATGGACTACACGAGAACACTCAACCGCCTAGAGCCGGCACCAGATGGCGAAAGCGCCCTGCGTCACCGCTCCGCCGTGGTGACCGCCATCAACTCCGACGGGACTGTCGACATCGACCTGTCAGGTGTGGCCGTGGTCGGCGTCTCGTCCCTCGTCTTCGCCGGGATCGGAGAGGTCGTGCAGGTGGTTGCGTGGAAGGGCGACCTGTTGGTGATAGGTCTCCCGCGCACGTCCCAGGAGCCGATGCCGTCCCAATTGACCGACCGGGCGACCAGCTCGGGAGGGACCGCCATCGGGACGGTGCAAACCAATATCTTGCAGGCGTCTATCGACATCCCTGCCGACTGGAACACCTACGACGTCGAAGCGTCTGTGTCCTGCTCGCTTGTTGACACGTCGGGCGCCACCACAGGCACCACCCTTATCACGTCCAAGGTGGTTCACCAGGGCGGCGATTTCGACACGGGAGTAATCACACAGGAGCTGGAGGCACAGAACAACCACGATAACCACGGTTTCTCCCATGTCGCCTACTCCGAGGGTCGGACCGCGACGGGCACTCGGCTTTTCACCTGGCAGATCATCCGCGCAGCAGTCAACGCTACGAACGCGAACAATCCGGCCATGATCTGCAAAGCCCTGCGGGTCACCTGATGCCACGGGCGCTGTGGCTTGCAGATGTTCTCACCGACGCCGGGTTGGTGGTCCGCCCGTATCCGGGATGGGAGACTCGCGGCAAGACAGACCTCGACCCCCGCGGGGTCATGCTGCACCACACCGTTACCAAACCAACGACCGCCGACGTGGTCGTGGACAAGATACTGGCGGTGACCGGGTCGTCGTCAACTCCTGCCCCCCTCGCCAACTACTCCACCAGCCGCGACGGATCGGTGTCGATCATCGCCGCGGGGACCGCCAACCACGGCGGGGACGGGAATTGGAATGGCCTGTCGGGTAACAAGTGGTGGTTGGGCGACGAGATGAAGAACCTAGGCACCGCCTCGTCGGAACCGTGGGGGCCTAAGCAACTCGACGCCGCCTACCGAGCCGCCGCCGCTTGTCTGAAACATATCGGCCAGGACGAGTCCTGGCTGATGGGTCACAAGGAATACGCCACTCCGCCGGGGCGCAAGACCGACCCCCACACTCTCAACATGAACACCGTAAGAGCAACCGTGAAGACCATAATGGAGGACGCTATGACACCGGAAGACAAGGCCGAGATTCTCGCCGCCATCGCAGCGGTGCCCACCGCAACGTGGAAGTACCCGCAGAAGGACGACCCGGCCGTCCTGTCGACCTACCAACTGCAGTCCCGCACCAAGGAAGACACGTCCGCGATCCGCACGGCGGTCGGGGCGCTCGACCCGTCGGTGGTGGTGGGCATCACCGACGCTGACCTCGCGGCTATCGCTGAGGCGGTCGCTGACGAACAGCACCGGCGACTAGCCCAATGACGCAGACCGTCTCGGCCATATCTGAGCGGGCGTTCCAAGACAACGTCATCGCCCTCGCCAAGTTGTTTGGCTGGCGGGTGGCGCACTTCCGCCCCGCGCAGACTAAGCACGGTTGGCGGACGCCAATGCAGGGCGACAAAGGGTTCCCCGACCTGGTGTTGGCGAAGGGCGGGCGCGTTGTTTTCGCCGAGTTGAAATCTGACAAGGGCAAACTGAGTGCCGACCAGAAGGACTGGATCGCCGCGCTCGACGCCCCGCCCGGTTGGGACTCAGAGATGAGCCATGAAGTCCATGTCTGGTATCCCGACGACCTGGACGCCATCGGCAAGATTCTGGGACCAGGGTAAATCCGCTACGCTCAGTGGTTATGGATGACCTCATAGGAGTTGCCGCGGTCATAACCGCAATCACCACCCCCGTCGTTCTGGTGATCGTCGCGTTTCTCAGCCGCAAGGTGACGCATATAGACCACGCCGTGAACGGGAAAGACAAGGGAGCGCAGACGATGGTGTCCCAGGTGGACGACATGCACAAGGGTGATTTCCCCCCTGTCATTGATACCAACGGCGCCGCGGTGCTGCCTCTGGTCAAGCTGTTGGTGGAGGACATGAACCGGCGGAACGTATCTCTTGACCCGTAAATGGCGGTGGCTCAGGGTAGTCTTTGGAAGCCATGAACTACGACCAGAGGGAGACGATGTGGATACGGTAAAAGGCTCGGCGAAGGCCATCGTGGCTTTCCTCTATGGGGCAGGCGCGTGGATCGCTGCCAGCATCCCCGACTTGCAGAGCTTCGGTGACCTGACAGCCGGTCAATGGCTGTCGGCATTCCTCGCCGGCCTGGTCGGCGGCGGACTCGTGTACGCGGTCCCGAACAAGGAACCCGTCTGATGCCTTGGGAAGTTAGGGGCGGTCGAACCGTCAGGGTGTCCGATGACATTCAGGTCGTGGTCGAGAAAGTGACCACCCTTGAGGTTGGGTACGTCTGTGACGAGTGCGACAAGGTCTACAAGACCAAAGCCGGCCTAGAGAACCACGTCGCCGACAAGCATTAAGTGACCACCGCAGTCATCCCGATAGGCCGGAACCGTCCGGCCAGTCTCCCTTACACAACCCGCGCCCTGACCGAGTGCGCGGGCGTGACCCGTATTGTCACAGTGGGGGAGCGTCCGACGACCATCGAGCCAGATCACCACATCGACTCGCCCAATTTCAGCGCCCCTTACATCAACGTCTTGGGCCACCTTCGCCGCGTCGTTGCCTGGTTGGATGTGCCCGAGTTCGTCTACAACGCTGACGATACCTTCCCGATGACTACCTGGACCCCCGGTGTCTACGTCCGCAAATACTCCATTGCTGACCACATCCGCCACTATCCCAACCACGGCACCTACACCAAGGCTGTAAAAGCGTCGGTGTCGATCATGGTGGCACAGGGCTACGACCCCGAGCAAGTGCCTTGCGGCGCGATTCACCGACCGATGCTGATCGACAGAACTCGAGCAGCGGCAACGCTCGACCTGATCGAGTCGGCCGGCGGGGCAGGCTTTAAGGTTCTCTACGTCGCCGGGCTCGACAATGTCATCCCGACCTATGACCCGAAGATTCACGGCAGGGGTATGCCGAAACCCGACGCCGACGTGATCTCTGTGGTTGCCGAGTCGTGGCGGCACAACGCGGGGCGGCTAGTCCGCGAACGGTTCACGGAGCCTTCCCGGTATGAGGATACTCAACTACTCGCCAGGCGCTGACCGCGGCGGGGTCGGACACCTTCTCAAACGGGCCTTCGACGCTCACACCGACTGGGATTATCGCCAGGTGGCGCGGTCGGTCAACTACATCCATTACCCGCGGGACTTGGCTCGCGCCGACCCCCTGACTTTCGATGTAGTCCACGCCAACAACAGAATCGGAAGTCTCCCACTGATGCCGACCGTCGTCCACTATCACGGGACAGGGTTCCGAGCCAACGCCGGCCGATTCCTGAACGAGCAGCGAGCCCGAGGGGCGGCCGGGCTGGCATCCACACTAGACCTCTGGTTGTTGGCACCCGACGAGTTGACGTGGTGTCCGGCACCCTATGACCTCGACTGGTTGATGTCTCACCGCGCTCCGGTCGACGACGGGGTGCTACGGGTCGGCCACTCCCCGACGAGGCGCGCAATCAAATCCACCGACGGTCTGATCGCCGCGGTGAAGCGCCTACGTCGGGAGGTCAACGTCGAGCTGGTATTGACCGAGCGCAAGACGTGGGCCGAATGCCTGAGCCGCAAAGGGACGGTCGACGTCTACTTCGACCAGGTCATCCTCGGCTACGGCAGCAACGCAATCGAGGCGTGGGGGATGGGTCTCCCGGTGATCTGCGGCGGGGCGCCTGGTACTCTCGCCGAGATGCGCAGCCGGTTCGGGGAGCTGCCTTTCTACGAGGCGACTGAGGACACCATTTACGAGGCTTTGGTGGCTATGGCCGACCCTGCCGTCCGCGCGACGTGGTCTGAACGCGGCCTGGCCCATGTCCAGCGGTTTCACGATGCCGCGGCGGTTGTCGAGTTGTTGAAGCCGATTTACCGGGCCGCGCACGATGCTAGGACGCTCTGAGAGCCACGAGGATGCGTTCTAAGGGACTTTGGGCAGCTTTACCGTCTAGGTGGGCGGACAGTCAGGACGACTACCGGCTTGGTGTGACCACAAGCACAGCAGACGTCGACCATCACCGACTCGCTGGCCCCGTAGCCGCCATGGTAGAACAGGGCGTCCTGTGTGAAGGGCCCCAACCGGACGACAGCCCCGAAGGTGCAACGAGAGCAGTGCCTAGCACCGTCGTAGACCTCGACCGCAAGCGACCCGCGCCAGACCTGGCGTGCCGGCTTGTTGAATCCTGGGAGCGTTGTCCGCACACTAGAGCCGATCCCCGAGCCAACCGACCACGACCGCAGCCGCGGCGCCCACCAGCCACCACGGCGAGGATAGGAGGTCGATCAGCGACAGACCGAGAGCCACACCGAGGGCCAGCCATGTTCCCGAGCACCATGGACACGACAGCCAGTCCCACCAGAACCCTCTCTGCTCGATGCGCTCCCGCAGCGGTTTGGTGATGGAGTCCACGGCGATCAGGCGCCAGATGCGATAGGCGATAAGCCCGGTCACGGTGATCTCGGCGAGAATCATTTGGCGACCTCGACCAACTCGCCGCGGAGGCCGCATCGTTCGCAGGCGCCAAACTCGCCGTACGCGATGGATGTTTGAGGCGCCTTATTGACGAAGGGCGGGGTAGGGATCGGGATTATCCGACCGCCGCACTTGACGTGGTGGACGGTGACGAGAGGGGCGAGGGTGCTCATCCCTCACTCCATTCTCGAACACGACCCGGAAACAGGTCTCCGTCTGTGTGCCCGTTCTCACATTCGATCCCAGCGTTAGGCCCGTAGTACGACGGTTCGGTTGGAGCATCCACCACAAAGTCGAACCGTCGCTGCTTGCGGCAGACGAAACACCAACGAACACCATCGAAGTCACGACGGACTTCTTCCATCGGCGGGCCGTAGCAGATGTGAACGCTCACGCCCACCCTCCGTCTGCCCAGGCAGCAACCAGCCAGAAGGCCAGGAAACCGACGAGGATTGCCGTGTAGCGCCAGTTCTCAGACATCGGGGGAATCCTTCAGGACGGCGAGAACCGTGTCGGCCATCTGGCGGTAGAGTGGGGCGGCAGTGCCATAGAGCACTTCGTCTTCCCATTCGTCGCCGAACTCCTTCTCATAGAGTGCCCCGGCGATGGCCTCCCTGGTTTCCTCCGTGTCGAGAGCCGCCCACCTACGAGCAGCGTCTTTGATCAGGTTCAGGTTCGCGTCGGACAGGTGAAGCCGACCCCACACCTCCAACGCTTCGGTGAGGTCGCTCATCGCCGCAGTCCCCGCAGCCACCCGCCGACGCAAAACAAGACCACGGCGGCAGCGAAGAAGAGGAGGAGGGTGGTCACGACTCCCCCATTATCTGGCTGATCGGTATCCGGTTGAGAGTGAAGCCACAACCGGAGCAGCCCTTGCGGGTGAACGTCACCGACCCGTCCTCGGTCGCCGCCGTCCACACCTGGGTACGCTTGTCCAACGTCGGCTCGGACGCCGCCAGGCTCTCGATGCGGTTGGCTGAGTGGACGACGTACAGCGTCCCGTTGTCCCAGAGGACTCTCGCCCTGTTCGCCCTGGCTTTCCCGCGGACTATTACCGGCCATACGTCGACCCTCATGTGACGCTCACGGCGACGGTCTTGTCGGCGATCTTCGTCCCGCTGGGGAATCTGACCCCGCACTCGGTCTGCCCTGGTGTCCAACTGTCGGCATTGTGTACCTTCCCCGTCGTAGGGTGCTGCCACAACTTGGTTTTCCACCATGTCGAGCCTGACCAATGGAAACACCGCTGACAGACATCGACCCCCACGATGATCGAGCCCTTGTCCAGGCTGATTGCTAGATACCTCATGACATTGCCTCTCTCTTTGGCTCCACCCTCATCGCCCCAACCCCCGCGCACTCCGCCACGCATCCACCACCGACCAATCCCACAACGACAAATCGTGGTACTCCCGCACCAACACCACCACCGGGTCAGGGAAATCGGTGTACCGCTCACGCCACTTCTGCACCGCCATCGTCGTCACCCCAGCCCTACGGGCAATATCAGTCACCCCAACCAGGTCGACCTCGGCCAGCGTCTTATCAGACATCAGCCAACCCTCGGCCCGGAATACGACGGGACATAGCCAGCCTGATCGAAGTCGACCTCCCAGAGCTCACGCCGCGCCCGGTCCACGACGATCCGCCCCAGCGCCGTCAGGGGGGTGTCCGCTGCAGCCAGAGCAGCAACCAGATCGACCACCGCAACCTCATGCCGGCCCCTCCGCTCATGCCTACCAACCTTCAATGAACTCATGCCCACCACGCTAACACATAGCCATACCACATACAAACACCAGCAACCAGCCACCAACAAACCACAATAAGCCACATGGGCGACACCACATGCCTCCAATGCTTCACCATCCTCAGAGAACTCCGACCAGCCCACGACGACCACGACCTCTACCACCCGCCAGAAAACAACCACCCCGTCCACCTACCCCCCCTCGAGCCAGCCGACCCGCCGGCCATCAGCTACCCGGACCAAGACGCCAACACCACCACCCCTCGATGAGGACACGACGACACCGAGCCCTGACTACCACCGAGACTCAGGCAAAACCCAAAACAGAACGCCGGAGACGGTCGGGGGTCTGCACTGCGCGTCTGAACACCGTCAGTCTTCTTTTTTCCAATTCGGCCGGGACTGACCCCCCTTATAGGGGGGGGGTCGTGTCCGATTGTTGTCCGATTGGTGTCCGATTCTATGCGTGACCTGGACTTTCGGACACCATGTCCGTTGGATCGGACAGGTTGTCCGCGGACAGGTCCAAAACGCTCTGACCTGGACTTTCGGACACGCGCACCCTCTGATCGGACAGATATCGGACAGGTTGTCCGTTAGTCCTGGTCAGGGGCGGTTTCTGGGAGTCTGCCGGTGGACTGCGCCCAGGACTCGATTGTCTCCCATTCCCAGATCGGGCCGACGCTGAGGTCGAAGTCCGGGGCGGGGAGTAGTCCGCGGTATCGCCATTTATTGACTGTGTCTTTGGGTACGCCGAGCCTGCCGGCGATGGCGGTGATGTCGACTAGTCCGAGCCCGTCGGCAATGTCTGGGATGGTCACGACCCAGCCAGTCGTCTCACGGTAGCTCTAGCCGATGACTGCAAGCCGATGTAGTCGGAGCCCATCATCTGCACGGCGTTTGAGTAGTGGCGAGCGTCCGAGGCCAGTTCCTGGGCGTCGATGCCGGTCAGTTCGACTCGATACCCCTTCGACGTCAGGGTGCCGTACCCTCCGTCGCCTTCGTGCTCTGCTCTGTCTGGGCAGGCCTCGTGGCAGCGGCATCCCCGGTCGAGGTGATCCTCCCAGAACCTGGCCGGGACGGTGATTGTGATGGTGTCCCTCATCGGATCATCATCTCGCCGTTGGACTCGGTGACCATCAGTTCGGTGGTCCGGTAGCCGGGCCCGGTTCCGATGAAGCGACCGCCGGTTCCGGTGAGTCCTGTCGGGTAGGTAACGGATTGTGGTTCGAGGGTCCATCGACTGATAGATGCGCCCGGGTTGCCGGTGACAAAGAGCCGGTTGGCTCTTGCCTTGAATGTTTCTGCTTTGCTCATATCCTCACTGTACCATACTATTGGACACCGTCAAGAGGTTTGGGACAAATAATTTACCAGGGGTCGGGGAGGGCGTCCTGGCCGGTGTCGATGACTGACCGGGTGGCGTGGTCGAAGCTGAGCCGGTCGGAGCGCTTGATCGCCTTCTGCGCCGCCTCGTAGCTGATCTCCAAGACCTCGGCAATCTCTTTGACGCTGTATTGGCCGGGGGCGATTACCAGCAGGTCGCAGATGCGCTCCTCGGCGGTCGGTCCCCCCTCGCCTGTGTCCGCCGTCGTCGTCCGCTGTCCGACCGGCGGTTTGGCCGGGGCTTCGCTGGTCGTGATGTGGATTTCGTCGCCGTCGAAGATGTATTCGACCCCGACCGGGCGAGCCTTGCGCCCGTTGTTGGCCTTGGTGTTGGTCAGTCGCAGGCTGATCCCGCCAGGGGTGACCGCCGACGCCACCGACCAGGCTTGCCGTGCTGCCGCCTCGACGTACTGAGACCCGAAGGCCATGTTTGGGTCGTCGCCTTTGATCGCACCTTTGGAGACGTGGTCGATCAGGATGGTGGGGGTGCCGAGGGTACGCAGGGCGCGGGCCAACTCGAGGATGCCGTCGGAGGATTCCGGGGCGCCTGACGTGGCGAGACCTTTGGAGTCGACCACCATGGCAGCGATGCCGAGTCGGGAGATGTGCCGGGACAGCGACCGGGTCTTCGACGCCAGCGGGCCGGCCTCGCGGCGGTAGTAGATAGGGGGGTTGGTCACACCGAGGGGCCGGGCGAGACGGGCGAGTCGCCAGTCCAACACGTCCTTTGAGGATTCCCAGTCGCAGTAGAGGACGGGGCCGCATATCGCCGGGGTGCCGGTGAGGAGGTCTTTGCCGGTTGCGATCGACAGCGCCATCGTCGCCGCCAGCAGGCTCTTCCCCGATCCGCCGCGGGCAAAGATGACGGTGTAGCCGTCGGTTTCGAGGACCGGCTCCAGCGCCCAGGTGGTGCGGTAGGTGGTTTCGAGGTTGATCTCCTCCGGGGGCTCCCCTTCTCGGAGCCAGTTGATGGCGTCGGTGGACACCGCGGCGAGGTAGACCTGCCAGGGGATGACGTCGGTGCGGTCGGTGAGTGAGTTGGCGAGCATCTTCTGGGAGCGGTCCGAGAGCAGGTTGAGCTTGACCGGGCCGTAGATGTGGCCGATGCCGTGGATGGGTGTTGAGATGGAGAGCTCGGCGGTCAGGTCGCGCTTGGATTCGTCCAGCCGTTCGAGGATGATTTCCGCGGGTTCGGGACCGTCCCAGACGTATCGGTGGCGGTCGTCGGTTCTGGTGACTGCGAAATCTGTCATCGTGGTCCTTGTCCCCTTGCTGGCCGTTCGTCCTCAATCGCTCCGATGTGGTGAAACCCTCCGTGCCCTTTAAGTGGTTCCAACGTCCAAGTGATGCGCAGTCCAGTTGCTAACTCGTGGCCGTCTACGAAACATGTCGGACAGACAATCGCCCCGGAGTCGAGACCGAGCGATTCCATCGCAGCATTGAAACGATCGGAATCGACGGACCACGACCAGATATTGTTGCCTTTGCATCGCTGGCACTTGTCCTCCCCTGCGCTCATCGCTTGGCCCGCGGCATCTGGCCCATGAAGACGGAGCGGTAGTGGGACCAGACCCAGCGGTCAGGCCGGCGTTTGCGTGTCAGCTCGTCGTCTGCCCGGCGGAGGTAGTGGTCGGCGTCTTGGTATCCGAGCCAGCGGGCGCGGGCGTCTTCGACCTTACGACTGCGGGGGATCACGAGCAACCGTCAGGATCAAAGGCGGTGCAGGTCGGGTAGCCGTCCGCGGCGATGACCCACTCGACGGGATAGAACTTCTCGTCAATGTCGAAGGCGAGGGCGGCGGCCAGGATGGCGCAACCGTTTTCATAATCCTGGTCTGCGTGGACGGCGTGGTCACCAGCGCAGCCCGCACAGAACCGAGCCTCAAATATTCGACCCTCCTCCCCCGAGGTTGGTCTGTATGGCCTTCCCGGCTCGGATTGGAAAGGGAGCACCCGTGGGACGGGCAGGTCGGTTAGGCTTGTGGTGTCGCTCATGACAGGTGAGGTTAGTCGGGGGCTTCGGTCCCCGCACTCACCAACCTTCAACCATTACTTGAGGGTTAGCTACGCGCTAACAATCGCTTGCTCCCAGCCAACCCTCAACCTCAGGTTGAGACTTACGCTGTAACCCTCGACCTCTACTTGAGGGTTAGAGATCGGCTGCGTCAGGCCAGAAC